ACGAGTAGACCCATCTCAGACCTCCACGATCACGCGCGCGCCATCGCGCACGAGCTCGGCCAGCCGCACGTTGGCGGCGATGGTGATGGTGTTGTCGACGACCGCGACGACGGTCCCGGTGGCGTCGGCGGCGCCATCGACGACGACCGACGCGCCGACGGCGGGCGCGGTCTCGCCCTGCGCGAGCGTCGCGGTGATGACCGAAGTCGACGCCTCGGTGCGCATGGTGGTGACGTTCACGATGTAACCCCCTGTGGCTCGTGGTAACGGACGGAGAACTTGGCGACGGCGAACACGACCATCCGATCGCCCGCGCTCGATGACTCGCGGAGCGCCGCGGGCGACATGCCGCTCTCGTCGTAGACGCTCACGACCTCGGTCATGATTGCGTAACCGTCGAGCCGATGCGTCGCGGGCCCGGCCAGCGCGGCCTTGGCGGCGTCGAGCGCGCGCGAGGCCTGTTCTAGCATCCACTCGATCGATGTCCCGTCGTCGTGCTCGGCGTTCGTCCACGCGCTCATGGCCCGCGTACGCGCGAGCACCACGGTCAGCGGCATCCGCCACTCGACCTGGCCGTGCGAGTACGTCGCCACCGACGCCTCGGCGCGGTAGCCGACCCACCACGAGTCGCCGAGTCCGTGCGGCGTCTCGGCGGGCTGGATCAGCCACGGCCGCACCTGTGCCACGACGATCTCGTACGGGGCCGCGGTGATGGCCTCGAGCTGCGTCCGCACGGCGGCAAGGACCTGGTGTCGCTGCGAGGCCACGCGTCAGCCCTCCCAGGCGGTGCGCACGTCGCGCGCCACGCGGTCCGCGAGCGCGCCGGTAGGGTCGATCACGGCGATGGCCGCGTCGATGTACCGCTCGCCCTCGATTCGCACCGACGGCGCGAGAATGTAGCGCGTGATCTCGCGAGCGCGTGCGCCTCTTCCACGCACCTCGACGAGTCGTCCGCGCCCATTGCGCCCAGGGCGATACTCAAGCGGTCGGCCAAACAGCCGCGGGCCCTGGCCAGGCCGCGGGCCGCCCGGGCCTTCGACGGGAATCGCGAGACTGCGCGCGCGCACGGGGTAGATGGTCCCGCCCTGGTCCTGAATGCGCGCGTAGGGCAGGTTCGACGCGACCACGGCGCGCACGTCGTCGCGGTCGACCTCGATGGTCGTGCGCCACGAGCGCGCAAGCCCGCCGCGCGGCCGCTTCGTCAGCCGCTGCACGATTTGGCGCGAGATCTCGCCCTCCAGGTCTTGCGCGGTGCGCGTCATCTCGGTGAGCGTCGACTCGCGGAGACCGGTCAGCGCCAGCCGCTCGACGGTCGCCGACAGGCGCGCGTCATCGATCTCGACGGTGATCATCGCACGCGCTCGTCAGCCCAGCCCGCGGACACGGGCTCGTAATCGGGATCATCGATGGCGGCGATCTCCGCGCTGCGCGACGTGCCGCCCGCGGTCATGGTCGCGCGCACCGCGCCGTAGCCGCTTTCGGCGTCGAGCGAGCGGATGAGGTCGTCCATCGCCTCGAGCCGCGCGCGCGTGACGTTGACGCCCTCGATGTTGCGGTCGGGGAGCCGCACGAGCCGGGCCCGCATCAGCCGCGCCACACGCGACGATGCGAGCCCGACCGTGCCGAGCTCGGTCAGGGCCTCATCGATGACCTCGTTTTCGACCAGCGGCTCCGTGGACGACACGTCGCCCACGCGCTCGCGCACGCGGGTTCGGTCGGTTCGGGCCGTGACGTCGTAGGTCCAGGTCATCGCGTCAGCCCCTCATCAGGTCACGCCAGGCACGTCGCGAAGTGCACGCCGGCGACGTTCGCGGTGACGCGCGCGTCGATGCCGATCATCGCCTCGATCATGTCGCTGCGGAGCCGGTCGTCGGTCCAGCGGCGGACGGCGCCGACGCCGGTCACCGCGGGGCCGCGCAGCTCGAACAGCTTGACCGCGGCGGGGCTCACCAGGCTCGGCGAGCTCGGCGCGTGCATCAGGCACATCTGGCCCGACGACAGGTCCGTCGTCGTGACAGTCGCGTTGCCCTCGACGCTGGTCACCCGCGCCACGTCGATCACCACGTAGCGGTCGACGCCGAAGATCCCGGCCATCTGCTCGCGGCGCGCGGCGCCCGTCAGGATGCCGTTGCCGCTGATGGCGGCGTTGATCTTCGTTTGGATCTGCGAGTGCGACCGCAGCGTGCGATCGACGTCCGCCGACACGACGAGCACGTTCGGCACCGCGGCGCCGCCCGTCTGCGTGCGCGCGATGTCGCGGCCGCGCTCGATCACGCCGATCGGGTCCGAGCCCGACTGCGCGAACGAGAGGAACTGGAGCCCCGTCGGCGACGACGAGACGCCTTCCAACCGGTTCGTCGACGCCCACGAGGTGTTGAGCATGACGCTCGACGCGAACACCCGATCCTCGGCGTACAGCGCTTTGCTCATCAGCCCCTCGACGAGGGCCCGCTCGTACTGCGCGGGGTCGTCGGCGTTGTCGCGCTCCTGCCACACGATCTGCGCGGCCAGGGCCTCGGGCTGGATCTGGTATCGGACGGTCGCACCGCCCGGACGCCAGATCGGCGCAGCGTCGCCGTAGCCGGTGCCGCGGAAGTCGTCGCGGAGGAAATCCGCGCGGTCCCACACGTAGATGAGGTCGCTCGTGCGCGTGACCGGCACGGGCTGGGTGAGAGCCTGGCGCGCGGCGCCGGGGTTGTTTCTGACGTAGGCGATCGCGTGGTCGGTGAGCAGGCGATCGACGTGCGTGTTGGCGCTCATGTTTCTGGGTCTCCTTCAGGCCGCTCAGGCCACCGCGCCGTCACGATCGACGTGCACGCTCACGATGTCACCCTGCGCGCCCGCGGCCTCAAGGGCCACAGCGATGCGCCGGTGACCCGACGTCGCCGAGCCGCCCACGCGGCCCGTGGTCGCGTCGGCCACGAGGTCGACACCGACGTTGAAGGCTTCGTGGGCCTCGGCCTTCGCCCCGCCGCTCACGATGACGCTCACGCGCGAGCCGGACGCGCCGTTGCCGACGCCGAGGTCGTCGAGGATGCCGATGAGCGCGGCGCCCGCCGCGCTGGGCAGCACCACCTGGTTGCTCGAGTTGAGGGCGACCGCGCGGAAGCGCGAGCCGCTGAGATCGACGCCCGCCGTGAACACCACGCGGACGGGGGGGGAGATATACGTCGCCATGTTGGTGCTCCTCGCTCAGCGCCCGCCGTTGCGCCCGAAGCGCTCGGCGTAGAGGGTGGGGTGATCGACCGCGACCATCGCCGCAAGCTCGTCCGGCGTCGCCTTCGGGGCCTTCGACTTCGCGGCCATGTACGCGTCGTCGAACGTGGCGACCGTGCCCGAGCCCGGCGCCGTGAGGCCCTGGCGCGTCTGGAGCGCCTTGGCCGCCTCGGACGACGCCTTGGCGATCGACTCGACGACGGTGCGCTGCGCCTCCGGGAGCGCGACGAGCACGCTCACGAGGTCGTCGTGCGTCGCGCCCGGCACCTCGCCGATCCGCGCCTTCACCGCGTCCGCGATGTCGCGGCGCTTGATCTGCGCCTCGAGCGCGACCACGCGCGCCTTCATCGCCTCGGCCTCGGCGCGCGCCTTGGCCTGCTCCGGCGTCTCGGTCTTGTCCTCGGCCTCGGTCGGCGGCATCAGCGCCGCCATGAGCGCCGCCTTGTCCTCGGGCGAGAGAGCGGCGATCGCCGCCTGGATCTCCTCGATCTTCATGCTGTAGGTCTCCTTGTTCTTGCGTGTCTCGCGGATCTCGACGCCTCGACCCGCGCCCTCGGCGACGAGCGAGACGTCTGCGATCTCCAGGTCGACGAGCACGGCGAGACCCGGCACGTCGGTTGGGTTGAGCGCCTTGGCGGCGGTGACGTCGAGCGGCACGCGGCGGCGGCGGAAGCGCATCGACAGCTCGCGCAACTCGCCCGACTCCACGCGCGCGATGGTCGCGGCGTCGGTGACCTCGCCGCCGATCCACCAGCCCGTCGGGCCCTCGGGCGGCACGCCGAGAGCGAGGCGCTTCGCGGGGTCGAGCCACATCGACTCGGAGATGCGGCCGACCTCGACCTTGCGGTGATCGACGTCGAGCGGCGCCCCGAGCGCCTTCGCGGCCGCGCGCTCAAGCTCGGCGGGCGGGATGATGTCGCCGTCGTGGTCGACCACGAGCCGCGCGCCGTCGTCGACGACCGACGCCCAGCCGTAGATGCGCAGGCCCGCGGTCGCGGTCTTCATCGTCTCGACGCGGGCGCGGACCTCGGCGTGATCGCTGGACATGCGCGCCTTGCCGGTCTCGCGCCACTCGACGGCGCGATCGGCGATGGCGCGCGCCTGCGCGGGCGGCATGCCGAGACGCAAGCACGTCGCCTCGGTCGAGGCCCACAGGTCGGCGAGAGCGCCGCTCAGGTGCGCGGGGACAGGCACGCCGCCACTGTCGCCGACGCGCGCGGGCGCGTGGTACGGTGCGACCCGATGGGCTCACGACGACGACGCACCCCCGACCCCGACGCGGCGAGCGCCGCGAGCGAGGCACGCACGGCCGCGGCGATGACCTCGCGCGAGCTTGGCGACGCCCTCGGCCTCGACGCGGGCCACGTGCGCAGCGTCGAGAGCGGGCACCGCACAATGCCGCCGCGGGCCGCGGTGCTCCTCGCCGACGTGCTCGGGCTGTCGATCGTCGAGGCCGCGGGGCTCGCGTCGCCCGAGGTGCGCATCGACGCGGCCGACGCGGACCCGCTCGCGCGCGAGGTCGCGGTGTTGCTCGGCGCTGCGTGGGAGACGCTGCGGCGGCCCGACGCCGCGGGACGCCGCGCGCTCGCGGTCATGCGGTGGGTGCTGTCGGGGAGCGCCGGCGCTCGAGAGCCCGGCGTCTACGTGGCGGCGGTGGCGCTCACGTCGGGGGGCCGGAGCGTGCGCGCCGGCGAGGTGATCGACCTGTCGAGCGCGACGGCCTCGGGCATCGCCGCCGAGCTCGCGGCGGGGCGCGTGGCGTTCGTACCGTCGGCCGTCATCGCCACGGCTGGCGCTCCCGCCAACACGTCGACGGCCGCGCCTCGGTGACCGGCACGGTCTCCAGGCGGCACGCGCTGCCGTCGAACGACAGCCCCGGATAGAACACCTCGTCCGTCGGCTCGCAGGCGCCGCAGCGCACCGCACACCAGGCCTCGATGTCGCCCGGGTCGGTGTCGCACGTGCGCGCGCACACCGTCTCGGTCGTGCACCCGGTCACCGGGTCGGCGACCGAACCGCACGCGGCGGTGGTGAGCAGGACCAGGAGGATCGTCGTCCGCATCATGTCCCCGTCGGCGCGCCGTCGGCGGCGTCAACGTAGAACGAGCGTCCGACGTCGCCCATGATCCGCTCGGCGCGGGCGACGTCGAGGCTGAAGAACTCGACGAGCGCGGTGACGCCCGACGCGCGCGGGAGCTCGCGGCGCGCCACCCGCGACACGATCTCCAGTGCGCTCTCGACCTGCGCACCGTTCAAGGCGGTGTTCGCGGCGGGAACAGCGGGAGCGTCGGTGGTGTCGGCCGCGCCCTGCGTCGGCTCGTTCGCCGGAGCCGGGGTCGCAAGCGCGTCAGCGATGACCCGGGTCGCGGGCTCGGACACCGGGGCGCCCGGGATCTGGCTTAGGACGTGGCGCGCCAGCTCCTCGGTCGGCACGACGAGGCCCGCGGTCGAGGCCTGCGAGAGCAGCGCGACGAGCTCGGGCAGGTCGGGCGGGTCGATCGCCGAGTGCGTGAGGCGCGGCGCATAGCGGTCGTCACCGCCCTCCCATCGCACGAGGCGCGCGATCCACTGGTACGACAGCGCCGAGAGCACCCGGCGGACCAAGCTCCCGATCGCGAGCTGCGTCAGGTTGATCTTGGGGTCCGCCAGCGCTCTCGAGCCGACCGACTCGGTGCCGAGCAACATGAACTCCGACAGGAGCGAGATCATCAGCCGCGACTCGTGACGGCGGATCGGGGTGTCGGCGACGACGCGCTGCGTGCCGCCCGAGGTCATCAGCCGGATCCCATAGCCGGTCTTGCCGTCGCGCGTCTCGGCCGAGGGGATGAGCACGTAAGCCGAGCGCCCCGCGCGCAGCCGGGCGCCGATCTGCTCGTATTCGGCGCGCACCCGCGCGGCCGTCGGGTCGGCGGTGGCGGACATGATGTCGGGCGGAAGCTCGATTACCGGCACGCCCGTCAGGTCGCGGCCCACGCCGATCGCTTCATCGGTCGACAGATCACGCGCCTGCTGCCAGTGCCGCCAGCCCGAGCGGAACAGCGATCGGCCCTCGGGGCTGCGGTTGTGCGTCGGGATGGGCGCGTGGACGATGCGGTCGATCTCGAGCCACGCGGTGCGCCCGTCGCGGACGCGCTGCTGGACGGCGATCGGTCGGTCGCGGTCGTCGAGCCGCCACTGGTACACGGTGTCCCCGCCGCGCGGCTCGAGATCGATGGTGCGCCACCGGCCGCCCTCGAGGCGCACGATCGGCTCGTGCATCCCGAGGCCGTACACGACGGCGCTTTCCAGCATCTCCTGGACGACCTCGGAGAGCGGCGTCTCGAGCCGGTCGATGCGCGTGCGCCAGTCGTCGCGGAGCCGGAGCGCGGTCGCGTCGTCGGCGAGGTCGGGCGGCGGCTCGACGTCGAGCGTGACCGAGCCCGCGATAAGGCGCACCAGCGACACGAACGCGCCGGGGAGCCCGTCGTCGCGCATCTCGCGGTAGACCTCGGCCGCGCGCTGCGAGCCGATGAGGCCGCGGGCGTACTCGTCGATGATGGTCCCGCCCGAGCGCGGCACGCCCGTCAGGC